AACACAAATTTAAATTTAATTCAACAAGCAATTGCAGGTTATGAGTCAATAACAATTACTGATTCAGCTACAACTGCTTTAGTAATGTCAAACGCTGCATTATCGAATGCACGTAACATGATTATTAAATTTGCAACTATCACTTTAACTGGTGCAACTACTGTAACTATTCCAGATGGAATTGAAAAATTTTATATTTTTGATTGTAGTGCTATAACTGATGCAAACAATCTTACAATTAAAACTGCTTCTGGTTCTGGTTTCTCTCCAACTACTGCTGGAGCTGCAAGTCCAAAAATTTTCGCAGCTTATTCAGATGGAACTAATCTTACAGAAATTTCTTTAAACACTTTAGGTGGAACTATAGGTACTGCTCAATTAGAAGCTGCTTCAGTTACAGCTCCAATACTTGCAAGCAATGCAGTTACTACTGACAAAATTTTACAATCAAATGTTACTACTGCAAAACTAGCAGCATCCGCTGTTACAGGAAATAACATCGCTCAATCTACAATTACACAAACTAAACTTGCTTCAAACTCTGTTGGCCCAGATCAATTAATTTCAACTGGAGTCACTGCTGCAGAATACACAGCAGCTACAATTACTGTTGACGCTGATGGCAGAATTACAGCAGCTTCTTCAGGAGCTGGTGCTGCTAATATGAAATACTTAGCATTTAGAACAGGCCCTACTTCTGGAAGTGTAAGTTTAGATCCTAGTGCATCTAAACTACAAGCCTTTTTATTCGCTGGTGGTGGCGGCGGAGGCGGCGGCGGTGTCAGTGTTGGAGGTGGACAAGGAGGGCAAGGTGGCTTTGGTTATTTTACAGCTCCTGCTACAGGAGGAACTACAATACCTTATTCAATAGGTGGTGGTGGTAACGGTGGAAATAGAACTGGTGGTCCATCAGCTCCCGCTGGAAATGCTGGTTCAGCTACAAATTTTCATAATTTTACTACTAATGGGGGCAATGGTGGTCAAGGATCGCAATCAACTCCAAATGGAACATCCAATGGTTCCCCAGGTAACACCGGTAGTGCACCAGGATCATCTGGAACTATTAGTGCAGGAATTTTATTTTCAGATCAACGTGGTGCAGGTGGTGCAGGAGCACCTCCACAAACAGGCGGTCCAGGAGGAAGCTCAGGAACTGGTGGTGGACTTGTAGTATTAAGTAACGAAGGATAATTTTATGGCATATTTAATTTTTAACAGTGATAACAATTTAATAAAAATAGCTGCTAATGATTCAGATAGAGATTCACAAAATATAGTTTTATCTGACCACTCTGTAATTAGTGTTTCAGATGCTGATTTTTTAAAAATAAAAACAAATGCAGCAGTAGCTACTTATGATGGAACAAATGTAATTATAACAGATATATCTGTTACTATTGAAACTGAAGAAGATTTGAAAATAACTTTTAAAAATATTATAAAACCAATCACAGAGTTCCTTGAAAACAATCAAAACAATTCTTTTTATGTTGGTTTAAATAATTACAAACAATATTTAGAAAACTTTAATACATCTTCTATAACTTTTCCGTTAGAAAAAAGTTGGGAACAATATTGTAGTGAAAATTCAATAACTTGTTATCATCCTTTACAAATACCTTAAATTAATCTAAAACATTGTGAGATGTTTTCGAAGGAAATAAAATTTACTGCAAGTAAAGAATATATAGATTGTACAGAAATATTCCCACAACCCTCAAAATTAAATATACCTGATTGGTATAAAGAATTAAAACATTCTATTGATAATAAAACTGTTAAAGGATGTATGCCTTTTTTAGATACATTGACAACAGGTTATATTATTAGAATGCCTGTTGATTATTATATAAAACATAATTTTAAAATAGAAGGATCAAGATCTACAGAGGGTTACACAGAATTACATGATTCAAATAATTTTTTAATAAAAGATACAAATGTTAACCGTCCAAATTTTTTACAAGCTCACCCTATTAAACAATTAGGTAAAAAATGTCCTTTTGTAGATAAAAATAAAAGCTTGCCTTTTCATAAATTATTAAATCCATGGGTCATTAAAACACCCCCTGGTTATTCTTGTTTATTTCTTCCTCCTATGAATAATAGTGATGATAGATTTTCAATAATACCAGGTATAGTTGATACAGATAATTTTGATCATGAAATAAATTTTCCAATAATTATTAATGGAGATAAATATCCTGTGTTAGAAACAACGATTGAATTAGGAACTCCAATTGCTCAAGTTATTCCATTTAAAAGAGAAAATTGGAGGATGGTTATAGAAGCAGAACCTTTAATTAAAAAAGAAAAAAGACGTTTTGACCAAGTTTTAAAAATAATTAACGTATATAAAAATAGATGGTGGAACAAAAAATTATGGAAATGACATTTACAAATTTAATAGATTATATAAAAATTTACGATGATATTTTAAGCGAAAAAACTTTAAAAGTTTTTTTAAAAATATGTGAAGAAAATCTTAATTATAATGAAGCAGGTATCTCACATTCAAAAGAAAAACCTAATTTTGTTAATAAAAATATTAGAGATGTAAAATCTTGGAGTTTAGTTAACATTGGTGAAGAAAGTAGGACAAAAGTTTTTTGGGCTAATTATTTTTCTTTAAAATTTAATGAATCCTTACAAAAATACAATCATGATATTGGAAATTCAAATTTTTCCTTTTCTATAAAAGATATACAAGTTTTAAAGTACGAAAAAAATGGTAAATATAATTTTCATGTAGATCACGGAGCTATTTTTCCAAGAACATTTAGTTGTATTTATTTTTTAAACAATGATTATAAAGGAGGAGAACTTTGTTTTAAATTTCCAGGACAAGAAAAACAATTAACTATAGAAAAAAAATCAAACAGAATGATTGTGTGGCCAAGTAATTTTTTGTATCCTCACGCAGTAAAACCAGTAACAGAAGGAATAAGGTATTCAATAGTATCATGGGCATTATAGGTAAAGACTTTAAATATAAAAAAATAGAAAATTTTTTATCGAAAGATGAAATTGAATTATGTAATTTATATTGTGAAATGAAACATCGTATTAATTTAACACACTTTGATGAAAGAGTGCCAGGATCAATTCCTAATACATATTTTTATGGAGATTTTTTGATGGAGTCTTTAATGTTAAAGAAAAAACCTTTAGTTGAACAAGAGACAGGGAAAAAACTTTTAGCAACATATAGTTATTGGAGAATGTATACTAAATATTCAGATTTAAAAAAACATAAAGATAGACCCTCTTGTGAGATTAGTGCAACTATTAACATAGGAAGTGATGGAACAGAGTGGCCAATTTATATGGAAGGTAATAAAGTTGATTTAAAACCAGGAGAAGCAGCTATATATTTAGGGTGTGAACTAGAACATTATAGAGAAGAATTTAAGGGAGATTGGTGTGCACAAACTTTTATTCACTATGTTGATGCAGAGGGTAATAATAAATCTTTTGAAAAAGATAACCGACCTTATTGGGGAGTACAAAAATGAATTTTACACAAAAAGAAGATGGCTCTTGTGATATAAACTTTGAAGATAATGAAATTGAGATAATTAAAAAACATAAAAAAATTCATTTAAGTGCTTTATCTCTTAGACATTTTGGTAACTGTTTAATGAGAATAGTTGTGAATTTTCATGAACAATTCCCTAATGAAATAAAACAAACAGTCACTAAAGAAGATAGTGAAGTCATAGTGGAAAAACCAAAAAATGTTTAATGTTATTAATAATTTTATAGATAACGAACATTTATTTAATATACAAAAAATAATAACTAATAATAATTTTCCTTGGTATATTAATGAACGAGATCCTTTTATATTAGCACATAAAATTATCAACAGGATGGATGATAAGGTTTCTGTAAATTCAGATTTTTTCTCTCCTATAACAGAAAATATAATTAAAAAATTAGAAATAAAAAAATTTAATTTTTGTCAATTAACTCTTTTTGCAAGGAATAAATCTGTAAAAAAATTTAATAATAATTTTAATTCAGAGGATATCTTTTTAACTAAAAAAGCCATATTGTTTTTAAATACCTGTAATGGATATATTGAAACATTAGAGTCTAGACTAGAAGCTGTAGAAAATAGAGTGTTAATTTTTGATAAAAAGACACCTTTTAAATTATATACTCAAACAGATACTAATTATATGATTATGTTAGAAATAGAGTATCTTTAACCTAACACTTAAATAAGGTATAATACCTCATGCCTTTAACAAATGTACAGATAAGACCAGGATTTAACAAACAAGTAACAGAAACAGGAGCCCAAGGGCAGTGGACAGATGGTGACTTTGTAAGATTTCGATATGGTTTACCAGAAAAGATTGGTGGGTGGGAACAGATAACTGGTTCTACTTTAGTCGGAGCTGTTAGAGAACAAATGGTTTGGGCAGATTTAGATGGTAGAAAATATGCTGCTTTAGGAACTAACAAAGGATTATTTATTTATTACGAAGGTGCTTTTTATGATATCACTCCTCTTGATACAGCAATTACAGGTGCAACATTTGATACCACAGATACTTCAGCTACTGTTACCGTAAACAAAGTATCGCACGGATTACAAGCAGGTGATTTATTTACTTTTACTTCTGTGACTCCTCCATCTGGAGCTGGTTATGTAGCGTCTGATTTCGAAACAAATACTTTTCAAGTAGTAACAGTACCTGATGCAGACACTTTTACAGTAACAATGGTCACCGCAGCAACAGCAACTACATCGGCCAGTGGCTCTGCAACACTTAACCCATACGCAACTGTAGGTCCTTTATTTCAAACCTATGGTTATGGTTGGGGCACTGGTTCGTGGTCGAGAGGTACTTGGGGTTCTGCATCAACAACATCTTCTGTTGTATTAGATCCAGGTTCATGGTCACTAGATCACTTTGGAGAAAAATTAATAGCAACTGTTAAAAATGGTAAAACATTCGAATGGGATCCAATTCATACAGATCCAAATGCACTAACTACAAGAGCGACTGTTGTTAGTGGTGCTCCGACAAAATCCGTTATGTCGATTGTCTCTGAAAGAGACAGACATTTAATTATTCTTGGAACCGAAACGACTATTGGTAGTCCAAGTTTACAAGATAAAATGTTTATAAGATTTTCTGATCAAGAAGATATTAATGATTACACACCAACCTCAATTAATACCGCAGGTACGTTTAGACTAGACTCAGGTGTTAAGATCGTGGGTGCAGCAAAAGCTAAAGATTATATTTTAATACTTACGGATACTTCTGCCTATGTCATGCAGTTTGTAGGTCCACCTTTTACTTTTTCTATTAGACAAGTAGGAAGTAATTGTGGAGCGATTGGTCAACATGCAATTAAATATGTTAATGGTGCTGTATGGTGGATGGGTCAAGCAGGTGGTTTTTTTGTATATGATGGTACTGTAAAAGCTGTTCCATGTTTAGTAGAAGATTTTGTATTCACTAATAAAGGTGGAAACCTTGGTATAAATTATAATTCAGGTGAAATTGTTTACGCAGGTTTAAATCATTTATACAGTGAGATTAATTGGTTCTACCCTAAATCAGGATCAGAGAAAGTAGATAGAGTGGTATCTTATAATTACGAAGAAAATGTTTGGACTACAGGTTCTATGGACAGAACTTCATGGTTTGACGCAACATTATATGATAATCCCTACGCAACTAAATTTAATTCAACAGGAATACCAACATTTCCAACTATACAAGGTGTAACAAATGTAAATGGAGCATCTACATATTATGCTCATGAAATTGGTAATAATGAAGTAGATTCAACAGGCACTAAAACAGCAATACCTGCATTTATTCAATCTGGTGATTTTAATTTAGGTGAAGGAGAAGTCTTTATTAGTATGAGAAGATTTGTACCAGACTTTAAATTATTAACTGGAGATGCGCAGATAACAATTAATTTAAGAGACTACCCCGCGGATGGAGCGGCATCTTCACCTTTAGGGCCCTTTACAATAAATAGCTCGACTGATAAAATAGATACCCGTGCTAGGTCTAGGTTTGCTAGTTTAAAAATAGCGAACACCTCAACAGATCAAAACTGGAGATTTGGTACGTTTAGAGCAGATGTTCAACCGGACGGTATGAGGGGATAATGTTAACTGTTAATGATTTAATTGGTTTAGATTACGAAAGATTGAGAAGTCCTACTTCACCCATGCAAGACAGAGGACTTGGAACAATACCTCAACAAAATTTAAACACTTTATATCCAATGCAAAATTTTGGCACTGCTGATTATGTTAAACAAAATTTAGATGTTTTTACCCCAACAACTGTAAATGATAGAGGTATATCCCCTCTTCTTAAATCTTCAATACCTGATAATTTATTGTATGAAGATATGAATTATAAATTTTTACCTTCCGCTATGGACCAATATACAACACCAGATAAACCAAAAAATAAAAAAGAAGGCATTGGTGGATTAGTAAGATTTTTAGCAGGGCTCGCTGTGCCCGGTTTAGGGTTTGTATTAAATGCAGGTAGGGGTGTTCCTCAAGGAATAATAAATTTAAATCAAAGAATACAGAGTTCTAACTTTGGACAAGCTACAAGTTTAGCTGACTATTTAGATATGATGAAGTATGGAGGTGCTCAAGCAAGAAGGGATGCTGCAGCACGGACAATGGCTCAAGCTAGAGGATTGCAAAAGCAAATTGACCAACGGCCAACGGCTAAAAGAGATATTTCAGCAGATAGA